CCCAGATATCAATATATATTATATAATACATATATGTCATTTAATCACTATGAATTCTATAAAGGTATAGACGTCTATCAAGATGTTTTTAAAGACGTATCTAATACGCTTTCTATATTTAAAGAAACAGAATCTTCGACAGATAGTATATTTGGACAATGGGATAAATGGTATGAGTTTGGTAACATATTAAGAATTCCTAAATTACTAGAACCAGTAGTGCAAAATGAAAAACATAAAAAACAATTTGAAACATATCAAGAAATACATGAAATTTTTCGTAAGGTCACTGAACACTATATAGAAAAAAACAATCATGGTGATTTTTTCAAAAATAATAAATGGCAAATCGTAGAACCTTCAGTTTGCAAGTATCATCCAGATTTAGGTGTTGGATATAACGGACTAGCAATGGATTATCACACTGATTATCAAAATGAACTTGAGGGTGCACCTGGTTGGAAATTCGGTTTCACTACAACCATGTATATTAATGATGATTATGATGGCGGGGAAGTAGATTTCTTTGATGGAGAAAATCTAATAAGCTTTAAACCTAAGGCAGGAGATGTAACTGTATTTCCTTCAGGTTCTCCAGATATAGATCCAAATAATAGATATATGCACGGAGTCCTTTTGGCAAAGGGCAACCCCAAATACTTTATTAGGATGCATTATCGATATTGGAAAGATGCTAGCGAGGAGTATAATGAGGGTCTGTTGAAATATGGAGAGGCTGCCTGGAGAGATATGTGTGAAGAGAAATATGTAGAAAAAAGGCTTATTTTCCAAGAAGCCAATAGACCTAGACATTTTACAAAAAGAATAGTAAAATAAGGAGTATTATGATGAATTATCCAGTAGGAGATTGGGAAACTGATCTAGAGATACCAGAAGACTTTGTCTCTGAGTTTAATCGATTTAATCAGTTTGTATCAAATGAGTCTCCTGATATAAGAAACCCAATGTATGAAAGACTGTTTATTCTATGGTCTGCTGCAAAGCATGCAGCAGAATTAGAAGGAGATTTTGTAGAATGTGGAGTATTTGCTGCATTCACTTCTTATTTTATGGCAAAGCAATGTAAAACAAACATCCATTTATTTGATTCTTGGGAGGGTGTCACTGATTTTACAGAATACGATAATGACTACTATAGAGAAAATCCATTCAAGATTGAAATGACTCATGCTGTCAATACAATGGAGAATTTTCCAAATACAGTATTTCATAAAGGTGAATTCCCATTTGAATTTGATCAACTAGAAAAAATCTCATTATTGCATATCGATGTCGATAATTATAATCCTACTAAGATTTGCTTAGAACAATTGTGGGATAAAGTAGTTCCTGGTGGAATTGTAATAGTTGATTTCCATGATTCATGGGCATCTGGAGCTGAAAAAGCTACTAAAGAATTTTTTGAAGGTCAAAGAGAATTAATCATGTTCAGGACTGGAAAAGCTCTTATTGTTAAATAAGTGGGCGGGGTTCTAAAAAGCCATGCTTGAGAAAAGGCTTCTAATGGGCTTTATAGACCTTGGAACCAATAACTCCATATATGGACTACCTAATGAAATTCTTCTTGTCCAAGAAGCCCTTAAAGCCTTTATTGACTATATAGACTCTAAATTGCTAGAATGTCCAAATATTGAGGATGGCATTTGTTATACATATTACAAACATGATGATTGTAGAGTATTAATGGATATTCTATTTGAGCTTACATTAGAGGAAAAGTATAGGGTATGGAAATAATTGTAGCTATTGGGATATTATCCCTATATGGGCTTCTTATATATCATATATGGAAGAATAGCGATAAAATATATGGATGATCTTCTAATTTCGCCCGCCGCCGCACTTTTTTCGCACTTATATGTACAGATATAATATTAGATGATGTATAATTGCATAGTAATGTATAGTCTAAAGTAGTAGACTATTTATAGAAGGAGTTTAGTATGAATTGGTTAAGAACTATAGAAGAAGATAGACTGGTTTCTATGTTCCAGAGATTGGCTTCAGAATTAAAGGAAAAAGATCTTGCAGAAAATCCAAGAGAGCTAGATGAAGCAGAGTTGAACCAGTTAGGTACTGACCTAACTACTAAGTGGCAAGAAGAAAATTTTAAAGATTTAGAGTCGAAGCTTGTTGAGTTTTATGGTACAGACGCCGATAAGGCTGAGTATGCAGAATGGCAGTCTAAAGGAGAATAATTGTGGCTATATTAGATACAGTAACTAGAACAAATGAATATGCAGATCATGGTGTTCATGTATTAAGAAATTTTATAAAAGAAGAAGACTTTTCAATCATTAATACATGGCTTGAAACCACTTCTGAAAATGTAATAAACGTTTGTGGACATTTGACTGCAAAGTCTTATGAGATTGCAGCTCCAAGAGTTTCTATTAGACCAATCATTCTTAAGGTTCGTGAGGCAATGAAAACTAAATACGAGTGTGATTCTCTATATGTGAATTTGTTTAGAGTTCTAGAGGTTACACCTTGGGAATGGGAAGAAATTGCTGATCCCGATTATGTTCCTACTCCAGAACAACTTGCCGAGTGGGACAGACCAATGAAGAAGGTCTCCTTTGATTTTGAAGAAAAAAGAGAAGAGTCTGGTGCACAACTTAATGCATCTAGTTATTTAGAAGCTGATATACCAAGTAGATCAGTTAGCAACAGGGTTTTTGTTACAAGCAATAGTAATGAAGTTGATCCTGGCGCATATCATGCAATGATTGTTTTAGATTCAGAATTTGTTGGCGGAAATGTTTCTATAACCAGTCCATCTTCTGGAGAAAAGGTTTCAATATCTCTTGATGCTGGAGACGTTTTATTTTTTAAAGGAGACTCTCATACAGAACAAGAGATATCAGAAATTATTTCTGGAAAGATGATGTCATTTAATATGATAATGACACACTCCTTAGGGCCTCTTTAAAACTTATTTTCTGAGTAATAATTCCTTATTTTAAGGAAAGCAGGTAGCACATATCTAACTGGACCAGGTCCAACATGTGTTACTCCGTGATTAAATTCATCTGTCCCTGGGAATAATACTAAAGTGCCAGGTTTTGGGACCATTTCAATATTCTTGTTTGGCCAAAATAGTTTGCCTTCTGTATAGTCATCATGTATGTAGACAATTGCCGCATACTGTATTGAAGGATCTGTGTGCTGATCCGTGTGTGCAACTAGCTGAACACCCTCCTGCATCCTTTGAAAAAAGTAAAACCCAGAACACTGTAGTTTTTCCTCAGACTTATCCATTATGTTTTGCAATCTTGATGTTACGATATGATTTATTGGGTGTGATTCGAATCCTAAATTTTTGTCATGCCAATTTTCAGTAATTTCAAACAAACCTTCTTTTACTAAATTTTCAACATCATCTCTTCCAAATTTTTTCAAACAAAAAGTTTTTAGCCCTCTAGTATAATGTCCCTCCCAATCTTCTTGAGTGGCATTATTAATAAGTTTGAAATACTCGTCTATTTCTTCTTGGCTAACAAAGTTTTTGACTAAAAGTATTCCTTCAACTGGAACCTCAATTTCGTATCCAGCTTCTTTCATTTCTTTTTCGAGATATGTTGGCATGTTTATATTATATCAAAAAACCCTAATAGGAGGCGGATCCTATTAGGGTTTTGTGCGTTTCCGCAATACATGAGGGCAAAATATGGGATGCTCACCTCATGTAAATTTATTTGATTAAGTCCTTTTCTACCATAGCTTCATATACAGTGGTAAGGGCATGTTCAATAGACGGAGTACTTTGTTCAATGAACTTAGCAACTTCATCTTCAGACATTCCGCTCATTAATGCCATGCTCTTATTAACATCAATAAAAGTTGCAAGCATTACCGCAATAGCTTCTTCTTTATTCATTTTCTTCCTTAGATCTAAAGGCTGGGGAGGGGCCCAGCAAAAAACCCTCTTGATGATATTCTACCATTTTAGATAATTGTTGTCTATCCTCATCAGTCTTTGATAATAAATTAGCTATTAGAGTCAACAGGTCATAAACCCTATGCATCATAATATAATTTACCATAGGCAGATTATCTTCTATATTTTCAGTATTATTTTCTTCAGACATTATATTTTTCATCGCCAGTAATATCATATAAAACCTGGTTGACTGTTTTATTAGACTGAGACTGTTCTTCTAAATATTTTACAAAATGCTTTGTCACTCTATCCGCTATAAATTCTCTAGGAATATGGGCACAGGGTATAACCATAGACAAATCTAGAATTAAATCTTTATTATATGCGCTATCCATTTACGTATCCTTTCATTTTATTATATATGTCGGTTCCTATATATTTTTTATAACTGCAAGAAATACAGTATAGGAAAATCTTATCTTCCTCATCTATATTAGAAAAAAGAAGGCCTTGATCTAATGGACAATCCATTTTAGGAACAAGGCCCTCTTTTGAGAGGGATAGGTACTTGGATACAATTTGTATTTTAATGCCTATCCCCTAACTACTTTGGAAATTGAATCATCAATCTCTTTGCTTTACTAATAGAATTTGGCCACGATGACCAGTCTATTCCGCCTTTAGTCATATAATACGTTATCTCTGCGTTTATGACTGGATCAAACAATAGTACATTTGATCTCAATTCGAATTTCTCTTTACGATCTGTGCCAAGAGTTCCCAGCATGTTGATCTGAAAAATTCCGTAGGAACTGTCTCCAGTATTCCTGTTGCCATTGTATGCCATAGGGCGTCCATTGGACTCCGCTTTAGCAATGGCCCACGCCATTTTAAGGGCGTTTCCTTCAAAACCAACAGACTTTAGTAGCTTTGCAAGTTCCTTGTCTGTAAGCATCTCTGAAGGCTTGTATACAGTATTGCTGAATTTTTCCAGCGTTTCTTTTTTCAGTTGTGCTTCTGTTTTAGACTCTACCTTTGCAGGTAGTGCCTCAGCTGGTGGTGTATTTATAACTGGTGAACCAGAGTATAAAAACATTAATCCAACTGCTATTGCAATATAATGATGTAAAACATCACTAAGTCTTTCTTTTATATTCTCCATTGGCATTTCCTCCATTAGAGATAACGGACTATAATCATAACATTGTTATAGAATACATGTCAAGTTAGTTGACTACAATTTATATATTATAGTTAACCAATAATGTTATATATAATTTACTTTTAAAAGTTAAAAACACTTCCCTTCTAGAATTTTCTTTGGTAGAATTATCTTCTATTATTTTAAAATTCAACCGCAAGGCGGAGAAAAGGTGCTATATGTCAAGAGTTATTGAAAACCCATACGAAAATTTTATTGCTTTGTCTAGATATGCAAGATGGATGCCAGAAGAGAATCGTCGTGAAACATGGGGAGAGACTGTAGATCGCTATTTTGATTTTATGCTTAGCCATTTGTATAAAGAATTTAATTATGTTCCAGATTCTAAGTTGCTAGATGAATTAAAAGAAGCTGTTTATAGTAGAAATGTAATGCCATCAATGCGAGCAGTAATGACTGCAGGAGCTGCTCTTGATAGAGACCATGTTGCAGGATATAACTGCTCATTTGTTCCAGTAGATTCACCTCGTTCATTTGATGAAACAATGTATATTTTAATGTGTGGAACTGGAGTTGGTTTCTCAGTTGAATACAAGTATGTTAATAAGCTTCCTGCCGTCCCAGAATCATTTGAAAAGTCTACAACTGTAATTGTTGTTGAAGACTCAAAGACTGGATGGGCAAAGGCTTATCGTGAACTTCTTGCAATGTTGTGGGCAGGTCAGGTTCCAGCAGTCGATGTTTCAAAGTTGCGTCCAGCTGGTGCTCGACTAAAGACAATGGGTGGACGTTCTTCAGGACCACAGCCATTGATTAATCTTTTTGATTTTACAATTGCAAAGTTTAAAGGAGCAGCTGGTCGTCAACTAAAGCCAATTGAAGCTCATGACATTATGTGTAAGATTGGAGAGGTTGTTGTTGTTGGAGGAGTTCGTCGTTCTGCAATGATTTCTCTTTCAAACATTAACGATATTGAAATGGCAGCAGCAAAGTCTGGTAATTGGTGGGAGAACAATACACAACGTGCATTATCAAATAATTCAGTAGCATATTCTCGCAAACCAGAAATGGAGCAGTTTATTGCAGAATGGAAAAATCTATATGACTCAAAATCAGGTGAGCGTGGGATATACAATGTTGCAGCAGCTCAGAAACAAGCAGCAAGATGGGGACGTAGAGACCCTGAAATTCATTACGGAACCAACCCTTGCTCAGAAATTATCCTTCGCCCTTATCAGTTCTGTAATTTATCCGAAGTTGTAATTCGTGAAAACGATTCTTTGAAGGACATTGAAAATAAAGTTAAGTTGGCTACAATTCTTGGAACATGGCAATCAACACTTACAGACTTTAAGTATCTTCGCAAAATTTGGAAGGACAATACCGAAGAAGAAAGACTTCTTGGTGTTTCGTTGACAGGTCAGTTTGGACACAAATTTATGTCTGGAAAAGAAGACCTTAATAAACTTAGCAAATTTTTGGAAGAAATTAGAGATGTAGCAAGATTTATTAATAAGGCAGAGGCTGACAGAATAGGAATCAATGAATCAGCAGCTATTACTTGTGTTAAGCCTTCAGGGACAGTCTCTCAGCTTGTAGGAGTATCTTCTGGAATGCATGCATGGCATTCAGAATATTACATTCGTACAGTTCGTGGTGATAAAAAAGATCCCTTATCAACATTTTTAAAAGAAGTGGGAATTCCAGTAGAAGATGATTTTATGAAACCAAATGATACTTATGTCTTTTCATTTCCAGTAAAGGCACCAAATGGAGCAATTGTTAGAAATGATTTAACCGCAATCGATCACTTAAATACATGGCTTATTTATCAAAGATCATGGTGTGAGCATAAACCATCAATTACTGTATCAGTAAAAGAAGATGAATGGATGGAAGTTGGAGCGTGGGTATACAGGCACTTTGACGAAGTATCAGGTATCTCATTCCTGCCTCATTCAGATCACTCTTATAAACAGGCTCCATATCAAGAAGTTACAGAGCAAGAATACCTTGATCTTGTAAACAGAATGCCAAAGAAAATTCGTTGGGAAGATTTGTCTTTTTATGAAACAGAAGACGGAACTAGCGGAACACAGACACTTGCTTGTACTTCAGATGGCAATTGTGAAATTGTAGATATTTCTGCATAGTGGTACAATTAATATTGGGGTAAAACCCAAATTCCTGGGCACGATGCCCAGAAATAGGAGGTCTTATGAATAAAGATCTTAATGGAGATGGAAAGGTAACAATGCAAGAAAAAATTCTAGCAGCGTTGGCAAGCTATGGTCGTCACTTTTTAGGTGCAGCCATCGCTCTTTACATGACTGGAAATACTGACCCAGGAGATTTAGTTAAGGGCGGTATTGCAGCAGTATTGCCAGTGATTTTAAAAGCACTAAATACTAATGAGCCAGCATTTGGCTTTACAAAAAAGGCTTAAGTAAGTCTTAGATTAGGACGGCTCCTATGCTAAAATGAGCATAGGAGTTTTCCTATTTTAGGAGATTTTGCAAATGGCAGTACAAAAGAATTTTGAAGTAGATCAAAACGCTACCTTCACCTTTGAGGTTCAATACACCGAAGAGGATGAAGTCACACCTATTGATTTAACTGGCGCAACAGCAAAAATGCAGGTGCGTGACACAAAGGGCGGAAGTAAATTAGCTTTTACTCTAACATCACCCTCTGGCGGAATTACTATTGACGGGCCAAATGGAAAATTAACTATTAAGATCACTCCTACTCAAACAAATAAAATGTTTTACCCTAAGTCATCATATGACATTATGGTAGTTGACTCTAATAGCAATAAAGTAAAATTGCTAGAAGGATTTATGACATTGAGTAGGAGCGTGACTATTTAATGGCAGATGTAGTAAAAGTAGTTGAAACAAAAAATAAAGTAATCGTATCCTCTCCAGGATCACAGGGCCCAAGAGGAAGAACCATTCTAAATGGTAATGGCTCTCCATCAGCAAACCTTGGTCTTGAA